CCTTAGCGACCGCGCGGAAGCTCGCGATAATGGGAGAGAACGAAGCGAACCGGCAGCGCTTGGAAATGGCTCGCCAACTCGCTTCGACGTTCGCTTCGGAGGTCGCGGGAATGCGGGAGAGGATCGCTCTTCAGGGTAAGGATACGGAAATGGCTCGGCTTAAGTATCGCCTGAGCGAAGGCGATCTTAAGAACCTGAACGGGATTCAGAAGGCCTTTCTAATCATCCATCAGCAGACTCTCGATAAGGGAAAGAAGGTCCTAGAGTTCTGGGAGAAGTTCAAGGAAGCGATCGAGAACACGCGACGCGCGACGGAGGCAGGACGGGAAGCCGCTAAGCGGTATATGGACGATCTTTCCGACCGGCTCTTAGAGCTTAAGGGTCGGTACGAAGAACTCGCGCGGGTCCAGCTTGCGCGGGAGATTACGATAGCCGATCCGAAGGAGAAGCAGAAGGCGATCGACGATATTATCGCGAAGAAGAAGATCGTCGAACAGGCAGAGGTTCTCTACGGCTATCTCGACCGGCTCTCCGGAGGCCTTACCGATATCTTTATGAATATGTTCATGGACATTGGGAAGGGTTGGGATACGATGTTTTCGAACGCGAAGAAAGGCCTTCACGACCTCCTAAATCAGATGGCCGCGGAGATATTCCAGTCCCAGGTTAAGAACTTCTTCCTCGGCGTTCTGAACAAGGTCTTCGGAGGCGGATTCTTAGAGGCGAGAGCTTCGGGAGGACCCGTCGCGTCTGGCCGTCCGTATCTGGTCGGAGAGCGCGGTCCGGAGCTATTCGTTCCGCACGGCTCCGGGTCGGTCGTCTCTAACGAGTCGATCGGAGGGACGACGATTAACGTCGGAGGTATTACGGTTTACGCGTCCGGAGCGGAGGAAGGCCGGCAGGCCGCGAATCAGATCGCTTCCGACCTCGGTCGGCTGGTCGCTCAGAACGTCCGGAGAGACTACGGGAGAACCGCGCGGTAATGGCACATAGGAACGTCCTCTTCCCGGTCAAGGTCTCGCGCGGAGCTACGGTCTCTCCGGTCTATAACACGACCATCAACCAGGCCGGGAACGCGCGAGAAGTTCGGAACGTCGAATGGTCGCGCGGCCTCATGAATATGAGCGTCTCCGCGGTCCTTAAGGATAAGCCGACGATCGCGGACATGATCGCTTTTTTTAGAGCGGTCGCGAAAGGCTCCGGGTACTCCTTCGACTTCCGCGATCCGCACGACCTTGACGCTGGGATCGACCTCTCGGACGGCTCCGCTTCCGCTCATAACTTTGCGGTCGGAGACGGAGTAACTACCGAGTTCAAGCTCTATAAGGTCTACTCGTACGGAGGCTTTACCGAGGCTCGAAGAATCCAGAGGCCGAAGGACGCGATCGTCGTCTACATCGACGACGTCGAAGTCCCTGATACCGACTATACGGTCGACTATACGATCGGTAAGATCACCTTCGACGTCGCTCCGGCTCTCGACGCGGATATCGGATGGTCCGGAGAGTTCTATACAGCCGTCCGGATCGAAGGGGATCGGTACTCCATGAAGATGGACGCCACCTCCGCGGTCGTCGATCTACAGCTTTGGGAGGTCCTTCTCCCTGAGTAGATTCCTGCCCGCGTCGATAGAAGCTTCGATCGAAGACGGGACGACGACTTATTCGCTCTGCTGGCTCCTGACGCTTCATAACGGAGGAGTCTTGGCGTTCACGACGAATATCGACCCGATTACGGTCGATTCGGTCGAGTACCTTCCCGGAGCCGGAATCCTTACGACGACGCTCCGGTCGGAGCTTGGGACGGGTATCGATAACGCTTCCATCTTAGGGGTTATCGACGACGATTCGATTACCGCGGAGGACCTCCTAAACGGCCTTTGGAATGACGCCTTCGTCGAAATCTTCCTCGTCGATCGGGAGGACGTCGCGGGTGGCGTGGTCTCGGTCCTCACGGGATTTATCGGCTCGATCCGGAACGAAATCGCGGCCTTCGTCGCGGAGGTTCGGTCTCTACTTCAGAGAGCCGGACAGCTCGTCGGGAAGGTCATATATACGATGTGCGACGCGGAGGTCGGAGACGCGCGCTGCGGAGCGACCGTCCGAACCGACTCCGGGACCGTGACGACCGTTACCGATCGGAGGACGTTCCGGTCGACCGATCTAATCGGAGTAGACGACGATGACTTCCAGTTCGGAAAGATCGAGTTCACGTCCGGCCTAAACGCGGGAATGCCCTACGAAGTTAAGCGGTCGGTCGACGCGACGGGAGAGGTCGAACTCCAAATAGCGATGTTTCACGATATCCAGGTCGGAGATACCTTCGATATAAGCCAGGGCTGTAATAAGTTGGCGACCACATGCAAGACGAAGTTCAACAACATCGAGAGGCACCGCGGATATCCCTTCTTACCGGGAGCGGACGCGGTCCTTCGCGTTATCCACTAGCCGACGAAGCCGAGAAGCTCCTCTTTAGGCCGGATGGTTCTCCTACTCCGTTTAAGCCGCAAGGACGGACGATCGCGAACGGTCTCGACTGCGCGGGTGTACTTGTCCTCTCTCTCCTCGGCGCTGGCTATCCGCTCCGGGAGGACTGGCTGACGACGGAGTATCCGGCCAGAGGAGACGCTTCGCTCTTAGAGGCCGCGCTTCGCGATATCGCGGAACCGGTCTATGAGCCGCTCCGCGACGATATCGTCGTCTTCTCTATCTTCGGCTATGAGTGCCACGCTGGTATCCTGAGTAAGCCTAACAGAGCCATACACGCCTGGTATCCGAATCGGAAGGTCGTCGAGCATGACCTAACCGGGAAATGGGCGGATCGGATCGCGGGATTTTATCGATGCAAGTAGTCTTCGGATTAATCGGAGCCGGAGTCGGATCGATCTTCGGGAATCCCGCGCTAGGATGGGCGGTCGGTACCCTTATCGGAGGCGGATTCGGAGGCCAGGAAGGAGGAGGAGTCTCTAACCTGGGCGATCAGCGCTTACAGGGTGCGACGAACGGCTCTCCGATCGCGATAGTCTACGGCCGTGAGCGTGTGGCCGGCAATATCATTTACGCTTCCGGAATCACGGAGACGGACGACTCTTCCTCCGGAGGAAAGAAGGCTCCGACCGTACAGACCGCGACTCAGACCTGTTCGATCGGAGTCGCGATCGCGCGCGGAAACCCAGCCGGGAGAGACGATAACACGGTCCGGAGGATTTGGGCGAATAACGAACCGGTTTGGTCGGAAAGGCCGGAGCTAGGCGAGGCTTCTCCGGTCGTCTCTGAGAAGCTCTCGACGTGCGATATTACGAACTATCCGGGGAACGAAACTCAGCCACCGGACCCTACGATCCAGGCCGATAAGGGGGCAGCTAATACGCCAGCGTTCTTAGGAACCCAATGGTCTATGCTCGCGAACCTCCTCGTAAACAACTTCGGAAGTATCCCGAACCTTTCCTTCGAGGTCGATACCGGAGAGTGGACGCTCGAAGACGTCCTTCTCGATATCCTCTCGATGGTCGGGATCGACGACTCGCTCTGCGACTTCGCGAACCTCTCCGCGATTATCGTCGAAGGCTTCGTAATACCGGCCAGAGTCGAGGCGAGAGCGGCAATCGGAATGCTCTGCGACATGTACGACTTCGACGTCGTCGAGTACGACGGGAAGATTCGGTCGATCGTCCGCGGAGGAGGAGTCGACTATACGATCGCGTACGACGAACTCGCTTCGACGACCGGGAAGGGAAGCGGAACCTCATCCGTCCGAAGAGTCTCGATCGTTTCGAAGCAGGAGGTCGAACTTCCTCACGACGTTACGGTCTCCTATCACAGCGAAGGGAACGACTTTCAAAACGCGACCCAGAGAGCGGAAGTCCGGACGATGTATTCTCAGGAGCCGGTAACGATTGGCTTTCAGGCCGTTCTAACCGACGCGAGAGCGAGGACGATCGCGGAGACGCGGCTTCGCTCCGATATCGCGGGTCGGTCCGATCTAACCTTCACGGTTACGTACCGGTTCTTAAAGTCGACTCCGGGCGATATCGTCGACTTAGAGATTAAGCCGGACGGAACGACGATGACGGTCAAGCTCGTAAAGCTGGACGCGGTCGTTCCCGGTCTCATCACGATCACCGCGAAGTCCTACGATCCGGAAGCGTACGTTCAGAGCGTCGAGGCTGCCGCGAACGACTCCTCTCCTGGCGGAGTCTTCGTCCCGTCTCAAGCCTACTGGGTCATGGCGGAGGTCCCGGCTCCTCTCGACGCGTACGCGGATAAGGTCTATCTCGTCGTGGCCGCTGGCCGAATGGATACGGGGTGGAAGGGTGGGGAGGTCCTAGCGACCGACGAACTCGGTAAAGACCCTGAAACGGGAATGTACAGCGGCCTGAACCGCGTCTCCTTCGCGAAGTCCTGTACCTTCGGAGAGGCCGATACAGCCCTGGCCGACTATGCGGGTCCTGGGATCGATTACGTCGGGACGGTCGACGTAATCCTTAAGGGAGGAAGTCCGCTTCAATCGATCAGCTTTGATAGCCTCCTTGAAGGGAAGAACCTCGCGATCCTGGGTCAGGAGATTATCAACTTTCAGACCGTTGTCGATCTAGGGGACGATACGTACCGGCTCTCGACGATCCGTCGCGGTCGAAGGGGAACGGAACAGGCTGCTTCGACTCATGTAATCGGAGAGCCGTTCATCTTCATTAACGGTCGCGAACAGTACATGACCTATAAGGAGATAGCGAAGGACTCGACGATCGACTTCGACTTCTTCGACTTCGGCTCCGCGACGAACTTAGGAGTTCAGACGACTCCGACCCTGCTCTGTAAGACTCGCCGGCCATACTCTCCGGTTCTTCTTACCTCCGTTCGAGACGGAGGCACCAACGACGTCGCTCTCTCCTGGGTCCGAAGGGTCCGGAAGAACGGAGAGCTAGTCGACCTGTACGACGCTCCTCTCGACGAAGACGCCGAGGTCTATACCTTGGAAATCTGGCACCCGTCGACCGCGACGATCCTCCGAACGGTCACGGTTACGGCTGCGGAAACCTACAACTATACGAGCGCGATGCAGACGACCGACCTCGGCGCTCCGGGCGCTTTTCGGTTCCGGGTCGCGCAGTATACGACGGCCTTCTCTATCGGAAATGGGGAGTTCGCGGCACTCGTGGCCGTCGCCTAGCGTAAAAAAGCCGTTGCGACTTACCGCGAATCTACAGGTTCGACTTACCGCGAACTTGTTTGGTTTTAGGTTCGAAATACCGCGAACCTCTCGATTTACGGAAACGGCCTATATACCGCGAAACGTGCGACTTACCGCGAAACTCCTTAAAAGAAAGAGAGAGAAGAAGGTTCCCCTCCTTTCCCTCTCTTGACTCTCCCTTTCCTCTCTTCGAAGAAGAGAGAGAAAGAAAACCTAGATAACGCGCGTACGCGCGAAGGCACGGCTCTTTTTCGGATCGCTCCGCTTCTTTCCGGAGCAGAGAGCGGTAGAATCTCGGAAGCCATGTCGACGACGCTGCTCGCGCTCCCATACCTTTCGGAAGGCCAGTCCGGAAAGGACGACCTGATAAATGCGAACTACGACGTAATCGATGCGGCTCTCGGCTCTCGGTTCGGATACGGCGTTAAGACGAACGACTACACCGTCACGAAGGCGGATCGTCTTCTCTCGATGAACGCTTCGACGTCGAAGACCTTTACCATGCCGGCAGTCTCCGGAGCGAACGCTCCGCGAACCGGCCAGCCGTTCTTTCTTCGGGACGGCAGCGGAGCGCTCATCGCGAACTCGGCCACGGTTACGATCGCAGTTCCGTCCGGAGCTACGCTAAATGGAACCATTAACGGAACGGCTGTAATCTACGGAGACCTCGGGTATGCGGAGGTCGTCTTCGACGGCTCTGGGTACGTCATCTACGCGTCGAAGGGTCTTCTCGATACGGTCGACGAGAAGGTCAATATTACGGAATGGATGGACGCTCCGACTTCTCAGACGACCAACAATATCACCCTTCCGACCGCTTCTAACCACGTTCCGGGATACGTCCCGTTCCGCCCGAAGTTCGACGTCGGAATCGATCAGGTTATCTTCTGCTTCGGCTCCGCGGGTCCTTCTTCGGACGCGTCTAACGCCAGCGCTCGCTACGGGTTCTACGACTCTTCGACCTCGACTCTTCTCCCGAACAACCTTATTTGGGCAACGGAAGACGCTCTCCTTCAAGGCTCCGGCCACCTTCGGCTAACGTCCGATACCGGCTTCTCGGATATCACATCGCTTTCGACCTCTCTCGCCGCAAAGACGCTCTCCGCGCGGAGAATCTTCCGGAAGGGTCGACTCTACTATCTCGGGTATCACCTACAGCCGACGTTCTCCGCGGGAACGGCCTGCGAAATCACGCGGACGGCATTAGGTCCTCAGGTCCTTAAGCTCGCGGCTGGCGCTCAGGCTTGGCCGTACACGATGGCTAACGCTCCTTCGATTAGCGTTCAGTTCTCCGGAGATACGCTCTCTCGGCTACAGTTCGGGTTCCGATATCGAAGGCTTCTCTAAGAAATCTCTCGATCTTCGGTCGAAAGCTTTACATCTGCGCGCGGCCTCCGGTAAGGTAGGAGCGCTATGGACCTATCCCAGGATTTACCGACCGTTCCAGATCGGACGTATACCGTCCGGAAAGTCAGAGCTTCGACCGGAGCAAGCTATCCGATCTACGTCTTAGAGGCTAACCGAGAGGAGGCCTTCCCCGTCTGGTTTGCCGTCTCATTCCTTACGATCGGAGTCGGGAATCGACCGATCGCGAGCGTCATCGTCGACGGAGCTAACCTCGCGGCCTTCTTCGCGTTCGGAGATATCTTCGATGCTCTCTCCGATATCGGAGACTTCACTCCTGCGATCTTCGAAGGTCTTCTTTCCGACCTGGAGGTCGAACGCGTCGACGAGTCGAACCGACTCGGGATTTACGAGAGCGAGACGACGGTAACGTACCTACTTCCTGGCGGACTTTACGACGAACTCCACGAACTGGCCGCAAGCTCCGAAATGGTCGCTATGAAGCGGAAGCTCGCGGAAGCGAAGGTCGAAGGTCTCTATCGGATCGAAGGCCGGAAATCGATCACGCTCGGGAAGGCTTCGAAGCCTCTCTCCGACTTCCTCGGCCTCCTTAAGCGAACGGATAAGACTCTCGACCGCGCGAAGGATTCGGCTTGGGTCGTCGACGCGGAGCTTGCTCAGCAGCACATAGCGATGATCGAGGCCCTATGAATACGACTCCGGCTTTCGGAATCCGCTTAACCGCTTCGAAGACCCTCTATAAAGGGTTCGAACTCGCGGAGGTCGCGGGCCAGCTTCGCGTAACGTTCGCTTATAACGTTCACAAGCTCCAATACGTGAAGCTCTACAAGCTCGCCTGGAATCCCGTTCTGAAGGTCTACGCGACGGAGAGCCGGGAGATACGGGAGAAGTTCTTACTCTCGCTCGTAGACGGCACGGCAGAGGCTTGGATGGCCGCTAGGAAAGCGGATCAGGAGAAGCGGCTCGCGGCCTCTCGCGCTCTCGATGCAGAGCGACCGATCCCGAAGCCGGACGGCCTAGCTTACATGCCGTTCCAGCGTGGCGGAATCGCCTTCGTCGCGGACCTGGTCAACGACGGAGCGCGCGGAGCGATCATAGGCGACGAAATGGGGTTGGGTAAGACGATCCAAGCGATCGGCCTCTCTAACTACATGGGTCTTCGAAGGGTCCTGATTATCTGTCCGTCCTCTCTAAAGGGGAACTGGCGGAAGGAGTTCAGGAAGTGGACGACTCTCGGTCTGACGGTCGGTATCGCGGACTCGAAGCTCTTCCCCTCAACGGACGTCGTCGTCATTAACTACGATATCTTCCACAAGTGGGCGGATAGGATCAGAGAGCTTCGATGGGACCTAATCGTTGCGGACGAAGCGCACCGGCTTAAGAACCCGTCCGCTCGAAGGACTCAGCTAATCCTAGGCCGGAGGTCGAAAGACGAGCCGATCGCTCCTCTAACCGCGAAGGTCCTCCTTCCGCTTACCGGGACTCCGATCTTAAATCGTCCCGAGGAGATTTACGGGATCGTCCGCTGGGTGGCTCCGGATGAGTTCCCGTCGCGCGTCGCGTTCGAGAAGAAGTACGCGGAGCGCTATCTTAAGCGGCTCTCCGAGAGGGACGCTCTCGACCGGCTTAATGATCTACAGGACAAGCTCCGGAGGTCCTGTATGATCCGTCGCCTTAAGGCCGACGTCCTAACGGAACTGCCGGCCAAGATTCGTCAGGTCATCGAGATTCAAGGCGGTCTCGAAGCTCTTCGCGCGATCGCAGACGAGCGGAAGGTCTTAACGGAGCAGAAGAGCATAATCACGGAGCTTAAGGAGGCCGTCGCGCTCGCGAAGAAGTCCTCCGACGAAGGAGCGTATCGGAACGCGATCCGGAAGCTTCAGAGCGGTAAGGGCGCTGCCATGACGGAGCTTGCGCGGGTCCGGAAAGCGACCGCGATCGCGAAGATTCCCTACGTTACGGCCTTCGTCGACGAAGCCTTGGAGGAGAGCGACGGGAAGCTCCTTATCTTCGCTCATCATCAGGAGGTCGTCGAAAGCTTCCTTTCTCACTACAAGGAGCGCGCGGTCGCGATCTACGGGAAGACCGATACCAAGCCGGAGGTTCGAGACGGGATATGCGCGGCTTTCCAGACGGACCCGAGGATTCGGGTCTTTATCGGATCGATCACGGCCGCAGGAGTCGGCCTAACGCTAACGGCTGCGACCTCCGTCGTCTTCGCGGAACTGGACTGGGTTCCCGGTAACGTCGTTCAGGCCGAAGACCGCGCGCATCGAATCGGTCAGAAGGACTCCGTCCTCGTACAGCATTTGGTTCTAGCGGAGAGCCTAGACGCGATTATCGCGAACCGGATCGTCGAGAAGGCCGATATGATCGACGCGGCTCTCGACCGGGATAGCGCGGAAATCATAGCCGCGCGGAATGGAGACGGCCTGATCGAAGAGCTTCTCGGGATCGGAACGTAAGAAATATTCGGAAATATTTACGCAAAACGTAGACTTTCCGCGAAATACACCCTATACTAAGGATGCTATGAAATCTAAAGCAGCCCAGGTAGCGGAGACGATCCGAGACCAGATCGGCCAACAAGCTCTGACGATGATCGGAGCTAAGGACTTAACTTCCCATGAAGATAATGCGACCGGAAGGGTGGACCTCACCTTTAAGGTCTGCGCTGCCGGAGCGCTCCGGTATATCAAGGTCACCCTTGAGCCTTCGGACCTCTATACCGTCGAGTTCTTTAAGCTAACGCGACGCGGCTACAACCGAATCTCCCTCAGCCAAGCCGGAGGAGTTTACGCGGCGGACCTCGCGCGGATTATCGGAACGCTAACCGGTCTGGCGGTGTCGCTATGATCCGGAACGTTCACAAGAACCCGAAGCTCCGGAGAGCCGCGAAGCGCGAGCGCGACCTCCTTCTCCGCTGGCGACGGAGGTCTTCGAAGTGAAGAAAGCAGAGAAGCTTGCTATCGCTCGTGAACTCCGCTTAGAGGAAATCGACCAAAAGGAGCCGCGCACCCTAGACGGGACGCGGCTCCTTTGAGTAAGGTAAGAACGCTATGGAAAATAACAACGCTCGCTATATCGCGGAGTTCTCCGGCTCCGACATGATCTATCACGCTTCGAAGCCGTTCGTCGCTTACGCTTCAGCTTCGTTCGTCTCTCCGGAAGGAAACCGGATCGCTTCCTTCTCCGACTTCTCAGAAGGACTCGAAGGACCCGCGGAGGCCGCTCTAATCGGAGGAGAGCTAATCGCGTGGCTGACCGATTACTACTTCGACGCGGACCTTGAGCCGACGACCGGAAAGCAGTTCCGCGACGTCCGGACCCACCCGATCCACCTCTGCGCGGTTCTCGACCGAACGATCGAATCGGAGACCGGATCGGTAACTAAGCCGGTTATGCTTTACCGGACGTTCGCGACCGACGTCGAGGCCGCAGACGTTAGCTATGCGATCTTCGAAGGGAACGCTCTCGAAATAGCGAATCGGCTCGGAGCTACGGAGGTCCTCCGAAGGAAGTTCTCCGGATCGATGCCGCAGCTTGGCCGGCCAGGAGAGTTCTTCTCCCTCTCCGCGACGATGAGCTTCGCGCGGGTCCGAGAGTGAAGTACCGCGCGTATCGAAAGCCGTCCAGGAAGCTCCGTATCGCGAAGGTTGGGAAACCGCGGAGCTTCGGAGGGAACCACGCCAGACACGCGGCCTATATCGTCGCGTGTCTCCTGGCGATCTACGAAGACTTTCCGAAGGCGATTATCGCGATCGAAGTCGCTCAGCTTCGGGTGAAGGAGAAGATCGAAGCGCGGAAGGCGAGGGACGGTACGGCCTCCGTAGGGTTCCGAACCAGAAAGCAGGTCAAGGCTTCGACTGGCCTTTATTCCGGAGTGAAGGAGGTTCTCCGTATCGCGAAGAGAGAACTCCTCGATCTTATGAAGGGAGAGGGATTCGTTAGCGAGACCTCCGCTTTCTTCGTCGCGTCCTGGCGGGTGATCGACGACCGGAGGTCACTTAAGAAGTCGAATCCGGTCGCGTGTAATCCGAAGGAGCGGACGAAGGCTAAGAGGGAAGCGCGCGATCTGAAGAACGTCTATGAGTCGGATACGAAGCGGCTCACGAACATGAGAGCCGCGCGCGGTATCCCTCCTCTCGGCTTGTAAATAAAATCCGGAGATTCTCTCGTCGAAAGCTAGACTTTCCGCGAAAGCCTCCGGTAAGGTAACCATTGCTATGGATATTCGAAGTACGCTACAGACCCTAACCGCCAGGATTCAGAACGGCGGCTCTCTCGGCCTTACAGTCGGCCAGAAGAACGCTCTCCTCGACGGGATCGATACCGCGGAGCTATTTAAGCCGCTCCTTCCGAACGAAGTCCAGGAGCTTGCGAAGGCTCCGGCCTGGGAAGACACTCCGAACAGCCCCGGCCTCTGGGTCTGTTCTCACCCAAGTCATGGAACTCAGCTTCGAGACTTTACGAGGAAAGACTTCTCTGCTTTCAGTGACCGCGGTTGGTCCTTCTTCGGTCCGATCCCGGAGCCGAGGTACGTCTCTTGAGCGCGAAAACACGCGGCTGCGGAGAGCGTCAGCGCGGAGGCCTGTACGTCGAAGTCGGCTCCGAAGAAGGCGATACGTCGATCCTGGAGCTTATAGCCGATCCGATGCGGTCGATCGACCCGAAGGAGATTGGAGTTACTCCGCGCGGAGTCCATCTCGTAGAGCTTGACGGCGTGAATCACATCGTCGATATCGTCGGAGCGAAGCACTATCCGACTCCGGCTCACTTCGTAGAAGAGATGCTCCGGCTCGGAATCTCCCGGAGGATATCGAAGACGTTCCCGTTCGAGAAGTTAGACCCGTCGCGGTCGCGGCTGATCCTCCTACACCGGAGAGCCTTCGTTGAAGATCAGGACGTCGGCTATGTAACCTGCCCGAAGGGAATGCACTCCTCCACTCCCGGCCAGCCGGAATGTTCCGGAGCTTGGTGGGTGACGATCCCGGAAGACGAACTCGTACCGTCCGCGGCTCCATCGATCGGAACGGTCACGCTAGCGAACGGAGCGACCTTCAACGCGGTTAAGGAGACCGGAGACGAAACCTATTCGTACGGAGTTCTCGCGATCTGCCCGATCGAACGCTTCGGAGGAGTCTACGATCCCGAAGGGAACACTTTTCTTGAAGCGGCTCTTTCGAAGCTCGGAAGTCTCGGCTTCGTCGCGCGAATGGAGGAGCTATGACCGACGTCGACTTCAAGACCGTCCTAATGATGGCTTCCGCTTTAGTCCACTATGAAGAGCGATTAGCTTCCGGAGGCCTTCCTTTAGATCAGGAAGTCGCGGAAAGTTGTATGAGAAATCCCGACGTCGAGGCTCTCATGTCGGAGCTTGACCAGAACGGATTTCTTCCGATCCGAAGAGACGGGAAGAGGTACAAGCGATGAGCGAAGAAGTCCTCTTACTATTTCCCGAAGACTCTAAAGAGTGGAAGGTCGTCGATATCCCTCTCGACCGGATCGCTTCCTTCGCGGCTCCGAAGCTCTCTCCGAAGTTCTTAAAGTCGATCGAGACGGACGGCCAGCGCGTTCCGGTCTTCCTCCGGAAAGAGTCGGACGGCTTCTATACGGTCCCGGAAGGGAAGAGACGCGTCCTCGCTCTCTCTACTCTTGGCCGGCAGACCGTTAAGGCGATCGTCCTTCCGGAAGGCTACAATTCCGCGGCCTTGACGCTTATCACGTCCCAGCAGCGCTCTCCGAATCCTTACGCGGACTTCGAGGCGATCGAAGACCTATTAGGGACGGAGAGCTTCCCGACGATAGAAGCTCTCGCGGAACGGGTTGGGATGCCGCTCGGGACCGTTACGCGGCTCCTCCGGCTTAAGAAGCTTATCGTTCCGCTCTACAACCTCGCTCGAACCGGGAAGATATCGATAACGATCGCTTTCTCGGCTTCTTCGCTCTCCCTGGCGGAGCAAGGTAGATTAGCGGAAATCTACGCGGAGAAGTCGAAATTAACGGCTGACGACCTTCGCGATCTTAAGAGAGCGCGGAAGCTCCGGAGCCGAACGACTCTCGCTTCGTTGGTCGAATCGACCGATAAGCGAATGGACGACGCGAACCGGCTCCTCCGGAGCGCTCTCGGAATCTTCGACGATATCGGAGCCGCGGACCAAGCGGCTAAACTACGTAAGCTCTTAGGAGCTTAAGGGAATCCTTGCTATGGAAAGTCAAGAACTCGAACCTAAAACTACGGAGACCGAAGAGGTCGTCCTCTTTCACGGAAACGTCATCGACCCGGAGACCGGAGAAGTCCTCGCCACGATCGCGGAGGACGCGAAGGCCGACGAAGACTTCGCGAACGACCTCGTACGCCAAATCAACTTCGCGGAGGCGAGGAAGTCCGGAGCGACCGTCGCGCTCGCTAACGCTATGCAAGCCTGCGAGAACTCTCTCAGGCCGGAGATAAACCGGTACGCGCGGCTCGTCGAGTATCTCCGATCGATCTATACTCCCTGGCTTAAGGCCTTCGCATCGAAGAATCTCCCGAAGGGGAAGAAGACCGTAAAGACCGCGTACGGCTCTCTGAGCTTCCGAACCGTTCCCGGCTCCTGGAAGGTCGTCGACCGAACGAAACTCGCGGCCTTGCTCGAAGAGAAGGCCATGACGGACCGAATGCGGATCGTCGGCTATACGGTCGACTTCGAGGGTCTACCAACGACCGAGAGAGAGGACGCGATCCGAGTAATCGCGATGCTTCCCGAAGCGGTCGGAACGATCGCGGATTATGAGTTTGATATCGAAGGTCTCCCGGAGGAAATCTTCGAGGCTGCCGTCGCCAGCGGAGCGATCTTCGAGAAGAAGCCGGTCGAGAACTTCGAAGTTAAGATATCGACGAGAGGAGCGGAGGAATGATCGACTTTCGCTCTGAGAAGTTCCGGAAGGCTCTCGCCTTCGCGGACGCGTTCGAAGGAGTCCAGGAGCTAACGATCGACCGCGAAGGGAATCCGGACGCGTCGTCTCAGCTTGGCTACGTCGGTCCGGTTCAGGTTCATATCGACGAAGTCTTCCACGAACGGGAAAAGCTACACCAAGCGACGATGGCCAGTCTGCACGCGAGAGCGTCGCACGACTTCCGCTCTCGCTGGATGGTTCCCTACCTCCGGAGGCAAGGACGGGTAATCGTATGAGCTACGATCTATCCGATCCCTTACAGGTCCGGAGGCTCTTAGTGGACGCGGCCTTTCGCATAGAGAAGACGGGAACGATCGGGTCGACGGATTGCGCAGTCGCTCTGACGACCTTCGCGAACGCGATCGAAGCCGGACCGATAGAGCTAATCGTTTACAAGGATCGGAACCTAAACGTTGCCCTTCGGGTCAAGCGGAAAGGCCGGAAGACGACCGAAGGGAACTCTATCGAAGCGCGGTTCAACCGGTACCACGAAGCGAACCCGCAGGTATATCATGCGATCGTACGAAGGCTCGGGGCTTTGTGCGATCAGGGAGTCGAGCGGACGTCGGTAAAGGCCGTTATCGAAGCTCTTCGCTATTCGTCCGTTTCGACGATCCGGATTCCGACCGATAAGGCCTTCAAGATTCCGAACGACTTCGCGTCTCGATATGCGCGGCTGATAGCGGAGAAGGAGCCGGACCTCGGTCGTATGCTCCTGATTAAGAAGCTCTCCTCGCTGTGAAGGTCCGTAGGAAGCGAGCAAAGGCTCGACCCTACGTCCTAAGCGTCGAAGAGCATATCGACCTTCAACGTGGAAAGCGGAAGGGAGAGCGAGTATCCAGGCTGATGGTCTCCTTCGGCCTCTTTCGAATGCAGACGGTCTACGATTACTTAGCGAAGCCGATCGAAGAACGACACGACTTCGGTCGCTGGCTAAACCTAGGGATCGAAAACAGGATTCTATATGAGCGATTCAAAGAAGAAAGAACCTTATGGGGCTGAAGGCCTCTATATCGGTATCGACCCGTCACAGCACCGGAGCGCGATGGTCTGTATCCTCCGTTGCTACGGGATTCCTCCTATAACCGTATGGCATGAGATAGATACGATCGCGCGCGCGGAGTCCTTCGTCGCGGTCATTACCGGGATCATCGAACGGTGGAATCCGGAGAAGGTTCATATCGCGCTCGAATGGCCGCGCGGCTCCTTCGGCTGCTATCGCCACGGGACGGCCATCGTACGCGCGGCTGCGGCCGTGTTCATCGGTCTTCTGAAGGAGGTCCGGCTCGGCTCGACGATATCGAAGGTCGCTCCGATCGACTGGCACACGAAGCTCGGAGTTCGGGAAATGAAGACCGCGATCGACGAGCCGAAGGAGCGCGCGAAGGAGTTTGCGAAGCGCTTCATCGTTGGAATCGGAGAGGACCTCTCTCCGGACGTCTACGACGCGGCCTGTCTAGCGGAGTACGCGAAGAGAATCTTATCGATCGCTCCGAAATCGACTCCCAAACGTAGACCGAAGAAATGATCGCACGGTAAGGTTTAAGATGCTATGGAAGATAACCCGAACCTCGAAACTGGGGAGATTCCCTTAACTCCCCCGATCCCGATTCCGACCGAATGGAATCCTCTCATCGTCGGCCTCTCTGCCGAGGCGGAAATGGCCGGTCGCGCGGCCTGGTCTCTCGCTATCTCGAAGTGCTATTCCGATATTGGTTCCGTTAAGAAGGACGGAGAGAACAAGTACCACCACTACAAATACGCGACCGCGGAGGCGATCTTCTCCGCTGCGAAGGCCGCTCTCGCGAAGAACGGAATCTCGATCTTCCCGATCATGGGAGATATTCACGAGTCCGATATTAAGACCCAGGACAATAAGGATCAGACCTATACGCGTATGTCCTTCCGCTTCGTCATCATCGAAGCGACGACTGGATACACCGTCGTCGTCCCGTGGGTGGCGGATTCGATCGACAATCTCGATAAGGGTATCAATAAGTGCCTTACCGTCGCTCTAAAGAGCTTCATTCGAATCCTCTTCGCGGTCTCCGAAGGTGGCGACGATTCAGACGGGGAAGAGACGGCTCCGATCGCGGAAGGCCACCGGCCACGCCAGGAGACGCGTGGACGTGGCCGGCAGGAGCCGCAGCCCGAGCCGGAGCCGACGAAGCCGAAGGAGCGCACTCCGGAACAGGTTCACGCGGACAAGCTCCTTAAGGAAGCGCTTCCTGGCCTAACCTCCGAAGACGACCGAGAGAAGTCGGAAGCGAAGTTCGTCGCGGATAACTTAAAGGCTGCCGCAGAGTCGTTCGGGATGAAGGTCTCTGACGCGATCCTCCTAATCGCTGGCGGTAAGGAGAAGATCACACGCGCGGACGTTCAGGAAGGGACGATATCGATTGAGAAGGCGACGGCCTTAGAGGAAGAACTTCGGGACGCGAAGGATCGGAAGGGGATTCAGAAGCAGGTTCTCTACTATTCGGCCTTGGAAGGCTATACGACCGCGGACTCCTTCCTCTCGGAGTTCGAACCGGCCTATGCGGAGCGGCTAGCAACGGAGACGAAGGCCTATTCTTCGACGGAGCTTCACGAAGCCGCGAAGGAAATCCTTCTCGACCAGCGATTAGCTCAATGATCGACCCAACCGTCGCGGAGGTTCTCCTCCTTCCCGAACTAAAGGGAGAGGGCGCTCGGTTCTTCGGAGCCGTCGTCTCTCTTCTCTTCGAGGTCGTCGCGCGCGGAGGCTCTCTTCCGATCGAAGAAGGATCGACCTCCGCGCGGATCGCTCGCGATACCTTCCCGGAGTTCCAGGCCAAGGTAGCGAAGTCCGGCCTCTTCGTCTTCGAAGACGGAGCGATCCGTTCACGCGTGGCCGATTCGATCTTGGAGCGGTCGACGATCGGAGCGATGCTCTTCTCGAAGCTCGGCTCTCCGACGATCGCGAAGACGGAGCCGAGGCGGAAGGCCGACCGGAACGCGACCGCTCCGGACTCCTACTCGAAGGACTTCGAAGAGTTCTGGTGTGAATACCGCGGGATAGGCGGAACCCAGATCATGAACAAGCTTCAGGCCTATACCGCGTATGAGAAGGCTCTCAAGCGCGGAGCGACGGAGGAGGAGATTCTCTCCGGCCTCCGGAAGTACGCGGCCTATCAGAGAGCGCTAATCGACGCGAACGCTTCGAAGAAGTCCTTCGTCAAGATGCCGTCGACCTGGTTAAACGGATCATCCTGGGCGGATATTCTCCCGTCCGTCGAAGACCTAAAGCCTACGGCCTCAAAGCCGAAGAAGAGCGGAGACCCGGAGAAGGCTCCGGAGCCGGTTAAAGGAGTCGACTTCTTCGAGACGTACGGCAGCGTAACGGACGAAGAGGGTCGGACCTATTCGACGATTAAGCGGAGCATCTACGCGGACGGATACGTTCGCTTCTATCATCCGGGGTGGCTTATCGATCAGGGCTATCCGCTCGCCGCGGAGCTTTGGGTTAAGAAGGCGATCGCGGCTGCGCAGCGCGGAGCGAGTCCGTTCGAAGAGCCGGACCGAACAGCGGCTCCGGTCGAAGATCGCGACTTCTTCGTCTCCGATAAGGACGGCTTAGAATACTGGCCGAATACAGCGATCCTCTTCGATCGTCGGCTTTGGAAGTTAGGACATGGAGACTGAAGGCTATCGAGAGCGCGGAGAGCCGATATCCGACTCCTGGAAGTGGGTCGTCGACGACTTCCGCGCGCGGTTCGAACGCTCAGACGGAGCTTACGTCTTAGAGACCAGGAACTTCTACTATACGAACCCTCTCGACCCCGAAGCGCGACTATGGGAAATGTTCCGACCGAACGACGTAGTTGTCGGATTCTCCAGGAAGAATACAAGCTTTCGGATTCCTTACCGGTATAAGACCGCCCAGTCGGCTATGAGGTCTCTCGACCGGCTCCTTCCGCTCCGCAGGTAGACTCCGCTTACTATGCCAGTCTCTAATATCGTCTCCGACCTCCGACCGCTCGCGAAGGATATCCGCTCCTTAAGGCCAATGTCCGGGAACGCGCGGTATCACGACTCAGAGTCGATCGAAGGGATTCGGAAAAGTCTCCGCGAGTACGGCCAGCGAAAGCCGGTCGTTATCCGTCCGGACGGTGAAATCGTGGCCGGCAACGGAACGTACGAAGCCGCTCTCGAAGAAGGCTGGGAGGAACTAGCAGCGGTCGTCGTCGAGGAAGACCGGACGACCTCTCTCGGCTATTCGATCGCGGATAACCGAACAGTCGATATGTCGGAGTGGGGAAACGAAGCTCTTAGAGCCGCTCTAAAGGAGCTTGAAGGAACGGACCTCTTTACCGGCTTCGACGAAGCGTCCCTCGCGAAGATTCTCTCCGAAGGCCTCGGCGGACCCGGAGGAGGAGGAGGCGGAGAGATTCCGATCGGAGGAGAAGGCGACGATCCGAACTACGAGCGGAAGGTCGAAGCTCCGATCTACGAGCCGAAAGGAGACTGTCCGGAGATTACCGACCTCTTCGACCTAGCGAAGACGAAGGAGCTTCTCGCCGCGATCGATGCCGCGGATATCCCGGAGCCGGAGAAGGCCTTCCTTCGTGCGGCCGCAAACCGACATACCGTCTTCGATTACGAGAATATCGCGGAGTTCTACGCTCACGCGTCTCCGGAGCTTCAGGGTCTTATGGAGGACTCCGCGCTCGTGATTATCGACTTCGATAAGGCGATCGAGAAGGGATTCGTTAAGCTCGTCGGAGCGCTCGGGGAAGCGTACGATCGGGACCTCGCCGCGAAGGAGGCCGAAGATGCCGACGAAGAGTAAGAAGATCGTCTTCGGAGCGCTTATCCTCTCGCATGGCCGCGCGGATATCTTGAACACGATGGGGAAGGGGACGTATCACGAGCTTAAGAAGTCCGGCTATACGGGTCCGGTTAAGATCGTCGTCGATAACGAAGACGCGACCGTCGATCGGTACCGCGAACTCTTCGGAGCCGAGAACGTGATCGTCTTCGATAAGGCCGGAATCTCGGAGACCTTCGACGAAGGCGATAACTTCGGAGACCGAAGAGCGATCGTCTATGCGCGGAACGCGTGTTTTAAGATCGCGAAGGACCTCGGTTGGACTCACTTCATACAGCTAGACGATGATTACTGGGACTTCCGGTATGTCTTCGCTTCCTCCGGTTCGTATCACCATATCCATATCCGGAGCCTTGACGCGATTTGGCTCGCGATGGTCCGATTCTTAGAAGCGACTCCGACCCGAACGATCGCGATGCTTCAGGCCGGAGACCTTATCGGAGGTCAGAACTCCGGGAATATCGAGAGTGTGAATCTAGGCCGGAAGGGAAAGCGGAAGGCTATGAATACGTTTATCTGCTCCGTCGATCGTCCGATCGGCTTCGTAGGCCGGATCAATGAGGACGTGAACACGTACGTCCGGAAGGGATCGGTCGGAGAGCTATTCTTCACGATTAACGCGGTCCGGATGACCCAGGATCAGACGCAGACGAACTCCGGAGGGATGACCGACGTCTATAAGGCCTCCGGGACGTACGTCAAGAGCTTCTACTCGGTCATGTACATGCCGTCCGCGGTTCGGGTCCAGCCGCTTACGACGAAGTTCCCGCGGCTCCACCACCGGATATCGTGGCGAAACTGCGTCCCGAAGATTCTCCGGGAGAGTCTCCGAAAGCCGCGAACGTAAGAAATATTCGTAAATATTTACGATTACCGTAGACTTTCCGCGAAGACCACGCTAATATATATATTAGCTATGGAAACGATCCGAACGACCCGAAAGCTTTCGAAAGAAGAGACCCGCTCCGCTCTCATCCTCGCGGTCAAGTTAGAAGAGACGACCGCGAAGGTCGAAGGGAAGCTTAAAGCGCGACTGAAGTTCCTGGAAGCGCTTTCGACCTGCGGTCGCTGCCTCGGTACCGGAGCTTACGGTCCGATGCAGGTTCACGCGGGCATCTGCTTTAACTGCGAAGGAGCCGGAGGCTCCGTTCCCTCCCGGCTAACTCAGGAAGAGGTCGACGCGATTGCGAAGGCCGCGGAGGAGCGTCTCCCGGAGTACTTCGAAGAGAACCGGAAGAAGGCCGTCTTCGCGAAGGCGAACGACTCGGCTATGAAGATGTGGACCGCGACCGGGATCAGCCCGCGGTACGAGTGGCGAAACGCTTTCGAAGGCTCTTCGACTTACACCCTGAAAGATGCGGAGTACGCAGCGGTAAACCGGAAGATTTGCGCGGGATACGAAGCGGTCATAAGAGCGGAAGAGCTTGAGCCGAAGCTAGCCGCTCTCGAAGCTCATAAGGCGATCTGCGAAGCCGCGATCGAAGAGATTGCCGCGCTAGACTCGAAATGGGCCGAAGCGTAAAATATTCCCAGAAATATTTACGTAAACCGTAGACTTTCCGGGAAATACACCCTATACTAATATTGCTATGGAACGAACCGATCCGAAACTCATCTCCGCGAAAGCGAACGTCGACCGACTCGAAGCCCACCTCTCCTATCTCAAGGCCGAAACCTACAAGCCGAACCGCTTCGAAACCTCCCGAGATTGGGAGAAGTATCAAGACAAGCGAATCGCTTCCTGCGCGACTGAAGTCGCGCAAGCGAAGCGGAAGCTCCTCGCTCTCGAAGCGACCGTAACTCCTCCTCCCTCCGGTCCGATCGCGGAGGCCGTCGAACCGCTTAAAGAGAAGGCGATCGAAAGAGCCGTCGAGTACGCGACGAAGAAGATCGAGAAGCTGGCCGAGGCCTTAGAGAAAGCCGACTGGGACCTTCATACAGTCGCTCCTTACGTCGGCAACGACCGAGCTAAGGTCGAATATTACAAGTGGGCGGGTCGACTCGTAGTCGCTCGCGAAGGAGCCAAGAATACTGGCCGGCTCAACGATCCCTACTACGTTCAGATGAACCCGGAGGAAATCGCGGCTCAGCTTCGAACCGTTCGCGATATGGCCGCTCACGAGTTCCGCTGCTACGTCCGAAAGCTCGAAGAGAAGACCGGAGCCGTCGAAGCCGCGGAGCTTACGTACGTGAACGGCCTTTGGTTCGAATCGATCCTCCGCGTCCGAAAGGCGGACGGATCGGAGGAGAACTGGCGAACCCAGATCATTACGAACTATTCGAAGTACGGATTGGCCTTCAACCAGTTTCCGACCCGGAAGATGGGAGGAGGGAAGTGAACCGGCTCAAGACGAGGACACACGAGAACCTAGACGACTATGCGAGGGTGATCGTTAAGAAGAAGACGTGGTACGAAGAGACGCACATTCAGGAGGTACGACTCCTCCTGAATCTTCCTCCGAAGCATCCCGGAGATCGATGCGCGATGTGCGGGAAGCTAATGCCGATCGACTATCCGAACGAACAGGTCTGGGTCGACGATAAAGTCGACGACGCTTCGACGATTGAGGTCAAGTATGACGGGACGTACAGGCTCAAAGGATACGGTCCGGTCTGTTCTACGACGTGCGCGGTCCGATTCACTAAGGCCGCTTATAAGGCCGGATATCGAATCGTCCGGTAAGAAATCCGCGAAGAAAGAGCCGAAGCCTAGATTGGCCTCCGGCTCTTTCGCTATACTAGGAACGCTATGGGAAAAGCTAATAAATCAGGTTTAACAATGCGGAGAGCGCTCAGCGTTCTCCTTCTCGCCTCGCTCGCCGCTCCGAACGTCTCCCGGTCTCAGGCCGCGTTCAAGAATAATACGCGCGGTCTTCCGACTGGCGATCGATGGGGAGGCTCCAGAGGAGTCCGAATGGGTCCTCACAATAGGAAGGAGGCCGGACGACGCGTGGTCCGGAGGAAGCTCGCGAAGAAGTCGCGCGCGATTAACCGGGAGCCGGGACGGAAATGAGCGCGGCTGTAACGAAGACGCTAACCTTCCACGTCCTAACCTGCTATTGCTGTGGCGTCGCCTTCGCTCTTGAGAACGGCTTCGACGATCGGAGGAGAGCGGACGGCCAGTCCTTCTATTGCCCGAACGGTCACGCTCAGGCCTATTGCGAGAGCGAAGTAGACAAGCTCCGGAAGAAGCTCCAAGCGGAGGAAGCGGAGAAGGAACGTCTCCGGAAGATCGCGACTCAGGAGCGCGAAGCCGCGAACCATTACCGAGCCGATCGCGACGCGGCCAGACGGAGCGTCTCCGCTCAGAAGGGGATCGTCACCCGGATGAAGAACGCGGCAGCGAAAGGCCGCTGTCCCTGCTGCAATCAATACTTCTCGAACCTCCGCGCTCACATGGATACGAAGCATCCCGACTACGCGGAGACGGAGGAGCCGGAAGTATGACGCGAACAGAACACCTCCTTGAAATCCTCGCGGAAGAGTGCGCGGAGACGGCTCAGAGAGTCTCTAAAGCGAAGCGGTTCTCCTTAGCGGAAATCCAGCCGGGACAGGACTTTACGAACGCGGATCGGATCGTCGAAGAGGCCGACCATATCCTCGCGGCCTTAGAAATGCTCCGCGACGAAGGCCTTCTCCCGAAGTCTTGTCCGGAACGGATCGCGAAGAAGAAGACGCAAGTCGAGCGCTTCCTCCTATACTCGAAGTCGCTCGGGACGCTTACGGAGGAGCCTTGAACTTCAATCGCTGGGCGAACTCGAAGAAGGTCAAGGTCGACGTCGGAAACGGAGAGAGCGTCTCCGCGGATTCGGACGGCCAGGGTGGATACCGGATCAGGTTCGAGACTCAGACGATCGGAACGATCCGCGTTCATCATGGAGGAGCCGGAGGTTCCGCGCGGTATTACGTCGCGAAGGTCCTCGGCGTGGAACTCGCCGGCCAGAGGCGATTAGCGGAGACGCTTCAGATCGCGTTCGGAGAATATCGGAGGCTTTCCGCATGAAGCCGAAGCCGCTCCGTCTTCCGGCTCCGAACTGGGTAAACCGTCGATACAACATGGGAGGATACGGTCGACCGGCTTCGAAGAAGTCGGCCTTCTGGAAACCTAAACCTATCGACGTTATCCGGGTCGCGGTATGGCAGACCGCGACGGAGCGCTGCGGCTTCTGTAAGAACCTCGCCCGCTACCAGATCGTAAAGAGCCGATACCGGAAGGATTCGCTAACGGAGTGGACGTTCTCTCTCTGCCTTGGCTGTTCGAAGGAATGGTCTCTCCTACATGAGATAGAGCTTCCTCCGGACCCGTTCGGGAAACCCGATCCGTTCTCGCCTAGCGAAGCGAAACGCGAAAGGGTATAGTTCCCCGCGGACGAAAGGCCGAAGGGCTTGATTCCATAGCAGCACGGATTGAGACGCTTTACGCGGCGAGTGCCGGAGATTCCCTAAAGGAGCCTCCGGCCTCCGTGTTTTAGGAGGTAGCTCGGAGGGTATAAACGAGCGAGCGGAGAACGCTGCTATGATCCTTAAAGACCTAAAGTATCTCTTCCCTGCCTTCCGAAAGAAAGCCGAGCGAATCCTCGCGGAGTTGAACCGCAGGGAGGACGTTCATAAGACCGGGATCACGTGGATTATCACGGAGACGACCCGAACCGCGGAACGGCAGAAGGCTCTCTATGCGCAGGGCCGAACGGCTCCGGGTCCGATCGTTACGAAGTGTGACGGGAAGATTAAGTTCTCGAATCATCAGTACGGCCTCGCGGTCGACTTCGCCCCGACGAAGAAGCACGGAGAGAAGGCCGTCCTTTGCTACGACGATCCCGCGGTCGACTGGAACGCTTTAGCTCACCTAGCGAGAGCCGAAGGCCTGGTCTCCGGAAGGGACTGGAACTCGAACGGCTCCTCCTCCGACGAGTCATTCGTCGATTCGCCACACGTAGAATGGAACCGGAGCGATCGGTCGACCTATAAGGCTGCGTATGCGTTCGTTAAGTCTCTTGAACTGGGATAGCGGAGGAGCTATGGCGAAATACGACCCGATGATTCTAATCGGAGCCGCTCTCGGTGCCGCTACGATCGCGCTCGCGAAGCCGAAGGAGCCGATAACTCCGGCTCAGATGCTCGGAAATATGTGCGCGGCCTTCGCGTTCGGATACTTCGCTCCGGACGCGGTCGCGACGTTCTGGCCGGCAGCTACCGGCTTTATGGGGATCGTCGCCTTCCTCTGTGCGGTAATCGGAGTTTCGATAACCGCGACGCTTGTAAAGAGAGGGCCAGCGCTTACCGACCGGATTCTTTCGAGGAAGGTCGACGCGGCTCTCGGGGAGACGAAAGAATGAAGGACGTCTTACAACTCTCTCCGGCTCCGGTATCGAGGATAACAGGTATGCCGAACGCTTTCCTTTCGCTCGTGATTTTGGCCGGAGTCATTTGGATGTACCACGGGAAGAAGTCGACTCCGATGATCGACTCCCTTCGACGGTTCGCGACCTTCCTCTTAGGAGCGTCGACGATGATCAATCTCGGTGCGGCCGTGACCGAGAAGTATTACTACCTGGCCGTCTGGTCGGAACCGCTCTTTAAGGTTGCGATCGCTCTCCTTACGATGGCTACCTTAACGGAGAAAGACCTCTGGTCGGAAGTCTTCGACGCGTGGGGAAGGCTTAAGCCGCGCCAGACCGTGAATCTGGAGCCTCACGCGGCCTCCGCGACTCCGAAGCGGCCAGACGCATGAAAAAGGCCTCCGCGAGCCGTGAGGACCGCGGAGGCCGTGAAAGCCGGAGCTATCGGCCCTGATCCTCCGCGCAAATCGTCCACCATTCGGAAAGTTCGTGATCGACTCCGTCCTGAAGAGCTTCGATCGCGGGTTGTCGCTCCTCCTCTCTGAATAGGTCCCAGACCGACTTAAACCAGTCGTAGGTTACGAGCTTCGCTATGAATCGCTCAACGATCGCGACCGCCGTCTCTTCCGACGTAAAGTCCCTCCCGTCCGGCTCCGCGAGAAGGAAAGACGCCATATTCGACCGGATATCTTCCCGGATAAGCTTCTGATCCTCTTCCGATTGCCAACCGAACGAACGACGCCAAGCGGGATACTCGTACATCCCTTCGAAGGTCTCTCCGGTTAACCAGGCGACGACTCTCTCCGCGAGGCCTTCCCGGTAGGATAGATCGTCAGGAGAGGTCGGTCGCGCTTCTATTCCCTCGAAAGCGGAGGAGTCCTTAAAGGTAATCACTCCGATGGAGCTATCGACGAAGTAGTCTTCCGGATCGATAAGAGAGCCGTTCTTGTAGACGCGGATCGATCCCGGCTCCTCCTTCGGCTCTCTGAGCAGCTTCGCGATCGCTTCGGCCTCTTCGACCGTACAGCGGAGCTTAACCGTACATTCTCCGTTCGCGAAGGCCTGAGCTTCTCCTCCTTTATCCCAATAGACCTTATCGGTCTCGTTATTCTGATGGAGCCGAGCGCAGAACGGTTCGAAGATCGAAAGGAGCCGGGATCGCGTCTCCGCGATGTTCGTCCGATAGTCGAGGTTAGCCTGAGCGCGGACGCGGAGCCATTCCGTCCAGAGCGCGATATCTTCGAGAGCCTTGTCGAGAGCCTTCGCGACGACCGAGACGATATTCGGTCGCGTCATATCGAAGGTTGCCTTCGGCCTCTCCGGAGCGGACTTATCCCACTGCGCTCCGGATCGTGCCATTTCAGCCGCTTCGCGATCCGGGAAGGAGAACTCTCCGGTATAGCGGACTCTGCCGTCCTTTATCGCAACGTGGACGAAGACCGGGATCGCGTCGTCGTATCCGTCCATAAAGGAGGCGGAGAGCGTAGCGTACCAGTAGAGGCCTTCGTCCGGATCGCGCTCTTCGACGTATCCGAAGCTGTCAGAAGCGGAGGCGATGGCCTTCGCGAGTTCGTGAATCTCTGAGTATCGTTCCATAGCGAAAGGGAGGCTACTCAATCCTTTCGCGTTAAATCTAGGTGCAAACGCCAAAAAAAGCGCGGATTTATTGCGGAATCGGAAAGAGGTTATATGGGAAGGCTTTCCGGTTTGAGTAGAATCGGGAGGCTATGGAGAAACCAAGTCTATTCGCATCGATTGAGTTATTCGAGTTCCCCGCGAACTCTGGCGTTCACTACCTCCGCGCGGTCGACTTCGACGGGAAGGAGTACACCTTCCAAGGTGATTCGGAGTTCTACGTCTTCGGAGCCGGGAAGCTGATTGACCGTAGATGGTATAGGGTCGACGCGGGTCGCGCTGGCGGCCTCGGCCTCATCTACTACCCGGAGGTGAACGGGAAGCATGAAGTCGACTCCGGTCCCGTTTCGATCGTCTGTACCGCGTCTCCCGAAGCGATAGCGAAAGCGCTCCGCGCGGGTTGGCCGTCTACTAACGCCGGCGAGACCTTACATTCGGGGGATATACACGCGGAGTTTGTGCGACGGCTCGAAGAGGTCTACGGAGACAAGAAGGCCACGGGAGGACCGTTCCGCGACTTCCTCACCGGCCTTAAAGAAAGCGATCTCGTTAAGGGGACGGAGGCCCGAAGCGACGGCGGAACGCTTTCCGATCTGAAGACGGAGGTCGACGAGAAGGCTACGGAAGCGGCTATAAAGAGCCTGGATCGGTTCGTCGACGTAGCGATCGCTCTAAAGAAGTGGCCGAACCTGGTAAAGCTCCGCTACGACGTCGCGCAGGCCTGGCGCGACCTTGTTCCGACGATCGCGTTCTTCGAGGGACGCGTCGCTCTTCCTAATGAGACCTACCGATTCACCGGAGTCTACGGGGATAAGGTCGAGACCGGACCCGCACACTGGCCGGAGAGGATCGACGTTCATAAGAACGGCTGGGGAGAAGCGAAGGAAGGTGATCCGTCGCGCGGGTTCTTCTATATCCGTCAGGACCTCTACGACGCGATAGGGAACGACTTCTCCGAGTGCGAAGAGACCTTGCATAAGACCGAAGCTCTGTACGGCCAAGCTCTCGCCCGCGCGGAGGTCTTAGAGCGAAACCAGGAGCCGTACCGGAAGATGCTCGAAACGATGTGCCTAAGCTTCGCCTGTAAGTACGAGATATATCCGGACGGAAGCTATAAGCTGGAAGAGATATTCCGCGAAGGAAAGCCGATCGACGAGGAGACGCGGAGGAAAGATCGGATCGTCGACGCGGTCCGGCTCCGTAAGGAGCTAACTGAGGAGCTTTGGCGAGAGGCCTTCACGATTGTGAACGACCGCTTAGCGGGATGGGTCGTCAAGCACTGCGAAGCGAAGGAGAAGATCGAAGACCTCGAAGCGAAGCTCGCGGACCTGAACGGAGGCCGGGGGTGAGGCACTTTCCCGAAAACCTTCGGAAGCAGCTTAAGAAGCCGAGTATCCTTCCGATCGAAGACCCTTCATGGATCGACCTCGGCGGTATCGAACGGGAGGACGTTGTTAAGGCTGCTCTCGCCGCTGGCTGGGATCCGCTCGGAGATTCGACTCCGGAGTTCTTCCGGCTTCCGTCCGATCAGGTCTACGCGATTCCCTTCTCCTGGCGTGACGAAGACGATTTATCGGCCTATGCGGTCCAACTCTCTATCGCGAAGCTCATAGAGGACGGAGCCATCGACTCTCCCGAATCCCTTCGGACTGGCCGGAGGACGAATCCGGTCGTCGTCTTCGGAGGAGAGAACCCGGAGGAGTTCTTCGCGAAAGCTTCGGACGTTCCCGGAGGAGAGATTCTCCGGATCATGTTGGACTGGGGAGGGACGAACGACCCGGAGATATTCTGCAATAACCGGTTCCCTCACGCGGCAGGGATGGACGGAACATGAGAGCTATCGACCGGAAGCGAAAGGCGAACCCGCGAAATCGCGGCTGGATGTTCTTCCGATCCGAGAGCCACGCTAACCCGTGGGAGAGAATCTTCGCGGAGGAGTGGGCTAAGGCCTGTAAGCCGAACCGCGCCATTAACTTTGGGTACGGAGCGCTTCAGGACCTCTTCCTTATCGGATGGCCGTATTCTCTCGAAGGCTACCGATGTATAGCGCGGATAACCCCGAGAGAGGAGATGATCGTCGCTACCGTTATTCAATGGTTCGGAACTAACTGCGGTCGCTGCTGGCTCGAAGAGACGCTTTCGAAGGGAAGGAGGCTCTATATAAATCGGAGCCACATATCGGAGAGCGTCTCAAGTTCTACGGAGATAAGACCTTCAATCTGCACGGTCGCGGAGACGCTCACACGCTGGAAGGTATAGGAGCCCTGCAAGAAGAGGGCTATCTCGTTTCGATCGGTTCGCTTAGGTTGACCGGTGAGGGAACGAAGGGAAGGCTTCGGACTAAGCTAACCTTAAAGGGAAGAGAGGAGGTCGCGATCTACGAGAATCTTCGGAAGGGGAAGGATCGAATCACGGCACACTTAGACCGGAATCGGGAAGCGCGGAAGAGGAAGGCCTAGGCCTTCCTCACGCTCCGGCCCACCCGAAGTGACCGATATCCGCGGCCTCGTAGTTAAGAGTCGCTTCTCCGATCGCATCGTTCAAGGCTTCGCAGATCGGGCAGGTGCAGTACGGATTGTGGCCTCCTACTGCGACGAGAGCCGCGTCGATCCGATCCGGGAAACGCTCGTATAGGCGAGCCTTCGACCACTCCCGGACCTTCTTCGCGGTCATTCCTTCGCAGGCTTCGACAACGCGATCGCAGTCAGCGACGTCCATAAACCGCATATGGCACTCTTCCGGAGTCTTTCCTAGGGTCTCCGCCAGCCACGCGTACGCGCGGCCTCTCGCGATCTTAAGGAGCCGGTCATATTCGGCCTGAGAGTTCACAGTCCCGTAAAGGAGTGGAGCCTTCTTCCAGAGCGGATCGAAAGCTTCGTGAGCGCGGCTCCTGGCTCTCTTAACCGATCGGACGGACTCCGTTCCCGGAGCGTCGACGATCCCAGGAAAGCGATAGCAGACCGGACACTTTAGGAAGGAGCCGGACCGACTCGTATAGACCGAAAGCTCGGAGCCGCAATAAGCGCAGGAGCGCGGGTCGCTCACGCTTCGACCTTCTCCAACCTATCGAGATAAGTCCGGCCTTCCTCTCGGTTCCACCTATCGACGACCTTCGTCGCGGCCTTTCGAGCGTCCACTAAGCCCATAACGAAGCGGGTCGGATCGTCGGCCTTTCGCGAAGCCTTCCTTCCTAGGGAATTGGAGCCAGTCAATCCTTCCCGGTCGTAAAGAGACCCTTGCCAAAGGACCGACCATCGATCTAAGAAGGTCATCGGGCCGGTTCCGGCTCTCTCTACCGTAACGGTATCCCCTTCCCGGTTAAGCGCGAAGATATACGCGGAGACGATCATTCGTACGGTTCCAGGGTCGACGTCGCCTTAAGGTAGAGAGGGTGGCGCGGCTCTCCTGATCCCGTCTGCCCGAGGCAGTAGATACGGAAAGGCCGGAGCATCGCCCGGAGAGCGGAGGATCGCTCTCGATAGGCTCCGTCCGTACCCCAGGCCGCGATAACGTAGCCACCGAGCCGCGCGGCCTCGACGACCACGTCGAGAATAATATCGTCGTTCTCCTCTCCGATCGGAGCAGGTTCGGCCTTCATATCCTTCGGAGCCGTCGCGCGGAAGGCGAAAGCATTAAGCATAATCAGCTTCGTCGCCTTTAGTCGGATCGCGAAGTCGATACACCTCCGAATAGTTGGGTCGTCCTCCGTCTCCGTCGCGGTCGACGGGTTAAGGCCGATAAAGACGACCGGAAGCGGCTTAACGGGTGGGAGGACGTCGGACGGGAAGAGAGGATTCTCTCCCGAAAGGTCGGTCAGGTCGCGATCGAGTCGGTACCGATAGCGTTCGTCGAGAGAATAGACCGCGGCTCCGTTAGGAGAGGAGCGGTGTACGAGGTTTCCGCGAATAACTTCCATAGCCATCGGAGCTTATCCGATGCTTTCTCGGAAAGTCTAGCTTCGCGTGGTAAGATCGAGGCGAAATGGGACACCCTCTCCCGGTTTGGTCCGTTCGCTTAATCGCTCTCGCGGCTGCCGTCGATGTCGTAGCGTATCTATTCGACTCTTCCGGCCTCTCCCTCGGAGTCGTCTCCTTTACGATCGCGGGAAGCGGTTCGACGACTCTCGCTGCGGAGCTTGAAGGCCACGCGGATACGACTTGGAAGACGAAGACCGACTCGTACGTCCTCTCGGTCTCCGCTCCGGTCAAGATTAACTCCGGTCTGAACTACAAGGGCGCTCATACCTCCGGCTATTCGGACGGGATCGAACTCGCCGCGGGTGTGTACTCCGTAAGCGACGGAGGGATCGTTCCGCTTAACGCGGTCTCCGGTTCCGTTATCTCCGAGGTGAACGTTGGGACCCAGACCGTTTCGACTGCCGATAACGTTCCGACCGCGGGTCCGACCGCTGGCCGAAAGGGAATCCGAATCACGCACATGACCGGAGCCGGTCTCCTGTACGTGATTACGCGAAACGTCGGAAGCTCCGAAGCTCCGTCCGCGACGAACTACATAACTGCCCTTGACGTCGGAGAAGGCTGGGAAGACCTGGAAATCGGAGACGCGGTCGAACTCGCTTGTATCGCGTCGACCGGCTCTATGGGAGTCCGATACGAGGAGACCTTCCCATGAGGATAGCTCATCGATATTCCCCTCCGTCCACCCACCGGAACGGAGTTCAGCCGATTATCTGCCCCGAGGCCTATCCGTCCTTTACGACGGGAACCGCAGCCTCCTGGCCGTCCTGCTCCGGAGCCGGAGTTCCGTCTCCGCGAGAACAGCTTCTCGTCTTTCAGATGGGTTGGGTTAAGGCCGGAGTTCCGATCCGATCGACGATCCTTCCTTATCAGAACCTCGCGACTCCGGGAACGCAGACCCAGAGAATCCGTCAGGCCGTCTTCAAGATGGATAGCCTATGGGCGGACGGAACGAACGGAGGAGTTCACACGACTCTACTCTCTCCGAACCTTATCCACTCCACTCCGATGGTTCTCTCGGACGCGCGGACGCTCGGAGGGAACCGAATCTATAAGTTCCCCTTCGACGCGGAATACACTCCGGTCGAAGATCAGCCCGTTATCTTAGCGACGGCCTTCGAGCTTCTTTACCCGTCCGCGACCGATACCGCTCCAACCGCGTGTCTCTTCGGAGCTTCGCAGGACTCCGGAATCGGGAACGCACAGAGGTGGGGACATATCGGATCAGCCGGAGCCTATATCGGTCGTACGTATCACTGGAATACGCTCCTAACCGCGAACCTCTCGGCGTTGGACTTCAATACGTATGCGTCTCCGGGAATAGGCCTCTTCTCCGCGGGATACATCGTCTCCTCCCTCGCGACCGCGACCGTCTCCGCGAAGACGATAACCTTCAACCTCGCTCTCAATCTTGGCTGGCACTTCCTAGCCTACTAAAAGCTCATGCCTGCCGAACTCTTCCTTAACGGATCGATCGACCATACTTCGAACCGCGCGGTCTGGCAGACTCCGGGTCAGTTAGCTCTCGATATGGGAGCGGTAGGAGTCCGCTTCGATTGTGCGATCGGAGCCCAGTTAGACGATCCGACGTCGGTCGGAACTCCGAACGCGTTCGTTCGAGCGAATATCGACCGTGCGGCCGTGCTAGGCCTGAAGCTCTCCCTTCTCGTGACCATGAACGCGGTTCGCTCCGCGGCCTGGGACGCGGTCGGAGGGAACTGGAACGGTCACGTCCCGAACGCTACGGACTGGCGTGTTCAACGGGTCCCGAACGATCCGCTTGTAAACGCGGCCATAGCCTCCTACGTTCACTCGATCATCGTCTACGCGAAGCAGGTCCTAGGGGAAGAGAACGTTCAGGTCGAAGTAGGCAACGAACCGCGACACGTCTACCGATCGGGCGGAACTCCTTCGACGACCCTCTCTTCGGACGCTTCAGCGGCTACGACGCTCTCGGTCGCTTCGTCGACCGGCTTCTCCGTCTTAGGCGGAAAGACCGCTGGCTTCGTGATTATCGAGACGACGCCACGCCAGTACGTGAAGTACGTCTCTTCTCCGACCGGCTCCTCGATAACGGTCCTATCCGCGGTAACGGCTCCTTCCGGGACGGTCGTCCGGGTCGGAGACGCTTACGATAACGACGGCTCCGTCGATACGGACTTCTTAGCTCAGCTTTCCTATCTAGCTTCGTCGATCCGAGCGAACCATCCGACTATCCGAATGTGGAATCACACCTTCTGGGAACTCGGCCTAGATTCGACCTCCGGCATCCATACGTATATCGATAACTTCGCGGCTCTCTCTCCCGTGACCTATCCCGGCTTCGAACTCTTCGACGGCTTCGCGTTCAACCTCTACCCGGTCATGCCGGCAGGGAGGCTGGATATCGAGTCGTGGGTTCAGAAGGCCGTAACCCAGGCGATCGACTGTATAGCCTACGCTCGGACTAAGAGCGCTTTCGGTCTGAATGCGAAGCCGTTCGCGATCCAGGAGACCGGAGCGACCTCCTACGAACTCCGAACCGGGAATACCGGAGTCGTCCACTCTGAGCGAATGAAGGGGAAAGCGGTTATGGCGCTCCTGGACGCTCTCCGGAACCTCTCTCCGGATATCGACCGCGTCGCTCTCTATAACGCGCGCTCCGGCTCGGAGAACGGCTCTATCGGTCCGAATGCGTACGAGGTAATCGACGTGAACGGAAAGGTCTCCGTCGCGCTCCTGGAAATGTGCCGAACCCGAACGCTGGGAGCGACGGCTCCGAGCGGATACGTCAACTCCGGACAGGCCTATCTCGGCGCTCAGGCCGGAGTCGCTCCGTTCTAGCGGGGAACTCTTCGAATAGCTTCGTTCGCCTTCAGATAGCTTCGCTATCCTTCGGTGAACTTCGCTTTACCGTCTTAGGTAGCGCTCCGAGAGGCCGTTTGAGTAAGCTCCGGTCGCTATGGAAGAACTAAGCGCGGCCTGTTCCTACTGCGGCTCCGTCTATAAGGAGCGTATTCACCGCTGCCCATATTGCGGGGCTAACCGAACTAAACGACCGACGATCGAAGAGTACGGGGCAGGACTCGATCGGTCATTCGGGCCGACGACGATTAAAAAGCTAGACGCGCGGCTCGGCCTCCCGGAGCGGAGGCTTCCGGAATGAGCTTAAACGGCCATCTTCTCCCTGCTCTCTGCGGGAAAGAGAAGGAGCGAACGATTAAGCGGCTTAAAGTGGAGCTACGCGACCTTTACCTTCGCTGGTCTCGCTTCGATAGCTATAACTGCGGGAATGAACTCCTCTTCCATATCTCTACCGACGCTCGCCAGATTGCGGAAGCTCTCGATCGAACCCTCGATCAGTTAGCGGAGCTAGACGAAGCCTGCCCTCGGACCCGCTTCGCTCGCTAAAGAAATCCCGCGAATATTTTACGTAACCGTAGACTTTCCGATCGAAGCCGAGCTAAGCTCCGGAAGCTATGGAAACTCAACCGTTCGATATTCGGAAGCTCCTCTTCGGAGCCTCTCCGTCCGCTATGCTAGAAATGTTTCGACGCGAGCAGGTTCAGATCGCTTTAGGTCCGACCGGAGACGCGCGAACCCTTAAGGTCAACTTCTGGACGGACGGGACGCTCTCCGTCGATCAGGCCGTAAACTTCGCGACGCTCCTCGGGCTCTCCGCACACTTCGCGCGGCTCGGGACCGACGAACTCGCCGCGACTCCGGAGGAGGAAAGCTTATACGTTCTCTCTCTGGCTCGGGAAAGGGTCGAGAAGTCGCTCCTTACGACGATGGACGCGAACGCGCGCGGTCTCTGGACTTTAGGCCACCCTGAGTTAGGAGCCCATCTTCAGGAAGGCGATACCCCGCAGCCGCCAGCCGTAGGATCGCTTGCTTTCCGGAGGGAAGCGGAGAGAATATGAAGGCCGCGATATCGACCGCTCTCTTGATTCTCTCCGGCCAGGACCCGATGAAGGCCGCGGTAATCGCGAAGCGACGCTTAAGGGAAGCTGAGGAGGTATTCAAGGAGCTATTCCGCGCAGCATTCCCGGTCGGGTCGACGTGCCGATGGACAACGGAGCGGAACGGGAAGAAGTACGTTCAGACCGGGATCGTCTTGGACAATAACGCGTACAGCGCGACCGTTAAGGTTCGGAACCTTCGGACGGACGTCCAAAGGTGGATTGACTCGTACGACCTCTTGAAGCCTTATCCGGAGGATGAGAAGAGAGAAATCGATCTTAGCTTCGAGAGCCCTAATACTAACGTGTGGCTGACGACCGCGCTCTCTGGAGACGGCCTAACGCTCGACGAAGCAACGTCTCTCGTAGAGGAGTATGAGCGCGCGCTCGACTTCCAGGCGATCTTAACCGATCATCTGGTAAAGGTCGCGAAGCTTTGCACACCTCCTATCGTTCTCGGAGTTGACGGACCCAGATTTGAGCCGGGAGATAAGAAGTCTTGAAGGTCCGTCTTCTCGCCGCGATCGCGTTCGCGGCTCTCGTCGTCCTGGCCGTCTCAATCGGGAAGGCCGCTCTCGCTTTCGAAACTGAAGCCGTCGCGAACGACGGCAATCCCTATGCTATGGAGGATCGATAATGCCAACTAAGAAGAAAGACCCAAACGGTCCGAATCTCGCCTTCGTCGTCATGTTGAGAGGCTTCGTCTCTCTCTCCGTTTACGCGGCTCCTTACCGGAAGGCTGCTACCTGTGCGGCTATCGGAGCCGCAAAGAAAGCCGGATACGAGGTCTCCTGGAAAGACGTTAAGCTAGTCCGTCGCGTCCCGGCCTTCGACTATGAGGCCGCGCAAAACCCGAAGGGAACGCAACTCGCGAACGCCGAGCGGGTCGGACCGTACGATATCGACGGCTTCGTCTTAACGCTGGAATATGATCCCTTCGCGGAACCGACAGGAGCGGACGGATGGGGAATGCAGAGAACCGCTGCGACCAGCCCTAGGATGAGAACCTTAGCGAAGTCGGTCGGAATGATAACGGACGCTCCGGAGGCTTCGACGGGTACGCGAATCTGTAAGGAGTGCGGAGACGATATCGACCCGTTTGATTCTCGACTTCCCGATAAGCAGCCGTATGCTCTAACGGACCTGTGCGGCCAGTGCTTCTCTACTAAGACGATGACCCTTCCTCCGGTCACTCTTAACGGAACTCCGTCCGGAGGGACGTTTACGATCGTAGAGGACGGAGAGCGCTCCGGTCCGTTCCCTGCGGATCCTCCGGCTATAATCGAACCGACTATGGATAATCCCCACAATCCCGCTATTCGGTCGATGGAGCTTCCTTCGGCCTTTAACGACCTGAACGATAACGGACGCTGGATGCTCGAAACCTACGGCCTGGACCCGAAGAAGGTCTATTGCGGAGAGTTCGGTCCGACTATCTTCTTCGAAGAGAAGGATGACGTATACACCCACGCCGAGAAGTTCGCGAACTGGGTCAAGACGACTGGCGTTCAGGCCTGGGCGGAGCCTTTCCTTCCCGTCTGCCGAAGAGTTCGGATACCGGGAATCATTGAAGAGCTTTACTTCGAACCGGCTCCGGCCTTAGAGACGACGGACGGACCTGACGAAGTTACGCTATTCGGAGAGAAGCTTCCGATCGCGAAGATTGGCGACGTCTTAGAGGCCGGAACGACCTACGCGGTCGAAGTTAGCCGCGTCGCGGATATGAGGCGATACGAGCAGTTCAAAAGCTTCGAGCGGTGTCGCCTTACGGGATTCGGTCCGCTCGCCTTCGAGCCGGTCGCTTCGTTCCAATCCCTAGCGGAGCCGCTCTCCGCGGTCTTAGG